TCAAGCTGACGCTGCTAGAGACTCACCTGGTATGTACTAATATAGGCTACCTAGGCAATAGTGCTTAGCCCCTAATAGGAGAATATAATATATGTCAACTCAATCTAACCGTTCACCTTACCGTAAAGACTACTCTCTTGAAGATGATGAACTGGAGGTTGTTGAGAAAGAAGAAGAACTCAACAATAACACTCCAACCACCACTAACGAAGAGGCCTCTTGGAAAAAGAGATATGGTGATCTAAGAACTTATATGAATGACCTTCAGAGTAAAGCAAAGCAAGATAAGACTGAGCTTGAAGAGAAGATCACTGCACTAAGTAATCAAGATACTAAAATGCCAGTCAATGAAGGCGAGTTTAAGGAGTGGGTTAGTACTTACCCTAAGGTCGCCAAAATGATGGAAACAATGGTCTTCGAAGAAGCTAAGAAGCTCAAGAGTGAGATCGTTGAAATGAAGAAGTCTAACTCTAAGAAAGATTTGGAACTTCAAAAGCGAGAAGCTAAAATGAATCTTGCTAAAACTCATCCAGACTTCTTTGAGAAGATCGCTGGCACATCAGAATTCTTGGGCTGGGTTGACCAGAAAGAGATCGACGGTTCTGGTTGGATTAAAGATACGCTCTATGATCCAGATGGAACTGATTGGAAAAAAGCCTCTGATGCTATTAAACTTTATAAAGCAGAGGTGCTTAACACAAAAAATAAGCCAAAGGATAAAGGCAACCCAAAGAGTGCAGCAGAGTACGTCTCTACTAATAGCTCATCGGCCCCTTCTTCCAGAGGTAAAGGAGATCATACTTTCTCCGAGTCGCAAGTAGAAAAAATGTCAGAGCGTGAATACGCTAAGTACGAGGATGATATCGACGAAGCAATTCGTAATGGTCAGTTCTTGTATGATATCTCTGGCGCTGCTAGGTAACTAGTAGAATAAATATTGTAAGACTACCCACATATCAGAGCCTCAATACTATTCGTCGCGCAAATGAATAACTATTGACAACCTCAGATTAGATGGCCTCTTCTATATGAGACAAACCAAACAATCAATACTATTGTCATTATAGGAGATTACACAATGGCATTTCAATCCGCAGCCGGTTACGGCAGTCTACCCAATGGTGCGTTTTCGCCCACCATGTATTCCAAGAAAGTCCTCAAGCAGTTCCGTAAGTCTTCGGTAGCTGAGGATATCGTTAACAACAACTATATGGGAGAAATCTCTAACTTTGGCGACACTGTTAAGATCCTCCGTGAACCAGAAATCAATGTTTCTGCGTATGCTCGTGGTACTCAGGTAACTCCTCAGGACCTCGAAGACAGCGACTTCACTCTCACCATCGACCGTGCGAATTCGTTTGCATTCAAGCTGGATGACATTGAAGACGCCCATGCACACGTAGACTGGGTTTCTATGGCTAAGGATCGTGCAGCTTATCGCTTGGCTGACACATATGATGCTGATATCCTCGGCTATATGTCAGGCTTTGAAAAGTCCGCTGGTCTTTGGGTCGCTCGTACAACCGCAGTTGGTACTGCTGCTCAGGCTACTGCTGATTCTGATGAACTGCTTGCAGCTCACAAGATCAACCGTGGTGTGATGCTCAGTACTAGTGATGCTAAGTCCATCGTGACTGGTGTCTCCGGTACTTACGATGCTAGCCCATTGGCTATCCTTAACCGCATGAACCGACTCCTCGACCAGAAGAACGCAGACAAGGAAGGCCGTTGGATCGTTGTTGATCCAGTCTTCGCTGAAGTTCTTATGGATGAAGATTCCAAGTTTATGAATCATGACTATCAGGGCTCTGAAGCTCTTTCCAATGGCCGTATGGTCTCTGGTAAGGTTCGTGGCTTCAAGGTCTATCTCTCCAATAACCTTCCTTCCGTTGGTACAGGTCCTGGTACTGCCACTGTTGGTGGTTCTACGACTAACTACGGTGTGATCGTTGCTGGTCATGATAGTGCAGTGTCGTCTGCTTCTCAGATCACTAAGACTGAAAAGTTCCGTGATACGCAGTCGTTTGCTGATATCGTTCGTGGTCTTCATCTCTATGGTCGTAAGATCATCCGTCCTGAAGCCCTTGTCCGTGCAAACTACAGCATCAACTAATCCTAAAAGGAGAAATTTAAAATGGCTACTGTAGATATGGCCCTCCTAGAGGGTAATGGTTCCACTCAGTCTTCTAATGGTATGAAGCACGTTTACGTTCTTGATACTGTTGTTGACCTCGCTGAAGCAGTTGTAACTAAGGGCGGCGCTCTTGCGTCCTCTGACGTTATTCAGGCTCTTAATGTTCCTGCAGGTTCCATCCTTTTGGGTGGCGGTGCAGAATGCATTGAAGCTATGACTGGCACATCGACTGACCTTACAATTGATATTGGTATTACCGGCGGTGATGTTGATAACCTTGTAGATGGTTGGGATTTTGATGGAGCTGCTGTAGGTGCTATCGTTGCAACTGGTGTACAGGCTGTCGTGCCTATGGCCACTGCTGATACCATCGACCTGCTCTTTGTAACTCAGACTGGTACTGTGCTTACTGGTAAGATTCGAGTGTTTGCAATTCTTGCTGACATTTCTGGTCGTCAGTTCCCAGGTCTTGCCACACTCGGCTCGTAAAACTAAAGGGAGGGGATCTTCGGGTCCTCTCCCACTTTTGTAATTACTATACTAATAGGATGATCTATGTCTTCTACTTTTCTCGATCTCACAAACGATCTGTTGATTGATTTCAATGAAGTCACGATCAACGCTGTAGATTTTCCTAATACAAGGAACGTCCAAGCACATGCTAAAGCTTCCATTAACAAGGCGATCAATCGTATTAACAGGTATGCTTTTGAGTGGCCTTTTAATTACCTTGAGACAACTCAAGTCTTAACTAAGGGTACAGTCGAATATGACTTCCCTGCAGACTTTAAGATTCCAGATTGGGACTCCTTCAAGATCCAAAAAGATGATACCCTTGGAGTGATCACTACTAAGCTCAGGAAGATGAATAGGGATGAATACCAACTCAGAGCTGAGATGAATGATCTCGACAATACCGTAGATGGTATCAGAACTCCCTCTCATGTATTCAAGACCAATGGTAATAAGTTTGGTGTAACACCTAATCCAGACAAAGCTTATACAGTCTCTTACGGTTACTTCAAAGACGTAGAAACTCTAGAACTCTATGATGACATTTGTTCCATTCCAACTCCTTATGATGATATCATTATCTCTATGGCTACCCCTTATATGCACAGATTTCGTAGTAATAGAGAAATGTACGATGCTTCGATGAATGAAGCTATGGAAGACTTGAAGAGAATGAAGGTTGTCTTGATTAATGACAACGAGTCTATGGAAAGTACTATGGTTAACTTCGGTAGCCGATACAGAAATAGGAAGTATATAAATGCCGGATAAAATTACAACTCAAAGGATCATTTGTGAAGGGGGCTTGTACTCTAACGAAAACCATATCCTTTTGAGTGAAAGACTTCCGGGAGCAGCTACAAGACTCTTGAACTATGAAGTCTCACTTGCTGGTGGTTATCGTAGGATTAATGGTTACACCAAGTTTGACACTGATTATAGTGAAGTCGGTGTAGGAGTATCAGAGGGCCCAGTACTAGGGCTTGCTATCTTTGTTACTAGTGCTGGTGATACAGAGTATCTAGCTGCTAGAAAGCTAAGCGCTGGTGCAACTTATAAATGGTACAAGTTCCAGTCCGGTGTAGGTTGGAATGCAATTACACTCCCAATCACCATGAACACAACAGATACTTATAGAACAGTCACGAGAATTCGTTCAGAACAATTTAACTTTGGTGCTGGTAATACGATTATCTTTGTAGACGGTGTAAACAACGCAATCACATACGACGGAACAACTTGGGGTAATATTGATATAGCTGAGACTGGTGCTGACCTTGCTCATGCAGGTGGTGCTCAAGCCCTAGCTAAGCCCGCTGTGGTAACAGTTTATCAGAACCATATCTTTATGGCTAATGAGTACGCTAACCCCTCAGTGATAGCTCACAGTGCTCCTAATGCCTACTACGATTGGACTAGTGCTAGTGGTGGTGGACAGCTAAC